AGAGCTTTTTCCGCATTTTCCCTAGATGCCAGCTCTTTTTTTGTTCGATGACTCTTTTTTTCCAGTCTAATTACATTTGCTGGTTTTGTTGGTGTTGGCATTTAAAGCTCCCTCCTTTCAAAATGCTGATGTGGGAATTTTTTGTAAAGAAAGATGGGGCGTCGGTCTGGACGGCGTTTCTTTTTTCAAAATTTTAATCCCGGGGGGATACCTTGGAACACCCTCGCTCAGCCCTGCATCTCTCTCTTTTCATTCTGTTCCTTTGCGATCTCATGCAGTACCTCTCTGTCTATCTGTCCTGACTCTGCCATCTCATGGTGATGACCACATACAGTAATCAGATTATCATCATCCAATCTCTGCTCATAGTCTTCTGCAATCGGCACAATATGATGGACTGATAAATCATCATAGTTATGTTTTCTCATTGTTCCATGCATGAGTCTGATACAGCACTGACATAAGTAATGATCTCGTCTTCTAATCTCTATACTCTTATCCTGCCATGCCTGCGTTCTATGAAACCTATAAGCCTTTGTATCTCTTTTAATTCTTTTCGGCTTGCGACCGCAATCATAATTCTTCGGATGAATACGACCACAATACTGACATGATTTCAACATACATTATTTCCTTTCTCTAAATTGCAGAGGATGGAATCGAACCACCGTCCTTCAGCTAAGGAGGCTGACAAGCTACCACTGCTCTACTCTGCTTTATAACTTTGTCAGACTCTGACAAAAACCGTGGTATCAGGAATCGAACCTGAAGGAGCTGCGCCCATGTACCAATTAATTAACTTATTGACTGCAACTATAAATAAACATTTTTGTGAAAGGAGGATAAAGAATGACCAAGCAACATTCTTATATTTTTTAATGCTCCTGTTCCTAACAACTACCACGTTATAACATCCAGAAGTTTGTCAGACTCTGACAAAAATGAAGTATGGCTATTTGCCTTAGTTGACTGTTACATCTCCTGGATGAATACGGAATGTTGGAGTCGAACCAACCGCCAGTGATTTATAAGATCACCACTCTAACCGCTGAGTTAATTCCGCTTTATTTTTCTCTTTGACTTGACATATCTTATAATTTTGTAAACTTGCAAAGGTTTTTTTCTTTCTTAATAAATGCACCTTATTTTTTGTCATGTAACTTTACACAACAAATTTGAGTTAACTTTTCTGTACAAAAAAGAAAAATCAAACGCCAAAATCCAATTTTGAAATCGCTTGATCTGTTTCATCTTGTTCAACTCCTATGTACCTAAGTGTTACATGGATATCTGAATGATTAAATAACTTCATAAGCATAACCGCATCATGGTTCGCCTGATACATATGATAACCAAATGTTTTCCTCATGGTGTGTGTTCCTAGATTATAAACTCCAAACTCTTCTCCTGCATTCCTCATCACTTCCCAAGCTCTTTGCCTGCTGATCGGTCTATGTGTTGCTGGATTCTCAAGAAGATATTGAAGATCATCTTTCCCTCGTGTCCATGCTTCCAGTATCTTTTTCAGATTTTTATTGATGATAAAACGCTTCTCTTTCTTTGTCTTTTTCTCTCTCATGTAATCTTTTCCACGAACATCTTTGACACGAAGCTTCAGAATATCAGACACTCGCAACCCTGAATAAATTCCGGTTGTGAACATCACATAATCCCGCTCGTTATTCTGTTTCAGATATCGTGCAATGTCCATAACCGTATTCATGTCTCTTATAGGCTGTACAGTGTTCAATCTCTTTCACCTTCTTTTAGGCATAAGAAAAGCACATCAGAATCTGTCCAATGTGCTTTTTCCTCTTTATTCATTTCTTTACAATGCCATAATAACACATGTAAGTGTCGCAAAGTGTCGCATCTTTTAATTTTCTTCCACTTTTTGAATAAAATCATTCATCATCTTTGTCAATTGACCAGCC